CCACTCATTCAGCGTCATTCGGTTCCTCCTTAATATCATCAATATGAATCAATTTCATCTCACCATCTTGTGCAACGACGGTGTACCAATAAAGCATTTCTTTCGCTCTGTCACGAAATAAAAGTCTTGCTTGGCGCTTCGCAAAAGGAATTGTGACTCCTAATTCTTTTGCTACACGTTCAATGTCGTCAATTGACGGATAGAAGTCAAATTTGATAATCATTCAAGTTCAACCTCAATAAATGAACCAGTTCTACCTGATTGTGGACCCCAATCTAAGTCCTCATCAATCTCCATTCCAGTTTTTCTATCAAAAGTCCAACTTCCACAAATAATAACTGTAGAAGTTAAATCAGTTATAACTAACTTCATTGATGCTGTACCACCAATATACCGTTTTACAGTGTCACCTATTTTCATAATTAACAACCCATCCTTCTTTCCGAATCTCTCATTCGTTCGTATTCACGTTGTTCTTCTTCAGCAGCAATTACTCTTGAATCGTCAGTAACAGCAACAACACGAAGTCCGCCGCAGTTATAACAACATACATCGTAACGGCCACTACAATAATCCTCTGCAAATTCTGGATCATTATTGAATTCCTCAGCGCTAATTCCACCGGCATCGATAGAAGGGTTAACATGTTTTCCTTTACCATCACAAGTTGGACAAACTTCCCACGTGAACGGAGTTTCAAATTCAGTTTCATTGCCTTCATCATCTTCAGCAATGATAGTTGCAACCATTCGCTTTTGATCCAATGCTCTGTACCACTTCTTGTGCGAACTAGCGCGCACACGATAGTCGGAATAATAGTTTCGATCTTCGCTATTCATTATTTATCTCCAATCACAAAATGAGAAGCATCACAATCTTTGATATAGTCGTGCATTTGTTGCCGATAGAAATACGTTCCATCTAACAAGATACCGGAAGTGACAATTCCATTTGCATTCGCGCTAACAGCTTTCAATCGTACTCCATGCTTCGGCCATTGTTCAAATGGTACGTCAATTAGTTTATCCAATTGTTTTAATCGAACACACATAACAATTACTCCGAGTTCTGAAAAGTAACTTCAGTCACCGGCGGAGCTGTATTAATTAAATACGGCCCGCCAGTGTAGGAAACTACTTCTTTTTCGCAGCAGCTTCTTTTGCTTTCTTTTTCGCTTCCTGCTTTTTCTTTTCTAATTGTTGCACTTTCTTTTTCGCACGCATGATATCCATTTCAATTGAGCGCTCTTCAACTGAATCACCTCTACTAATCATTTGCTCAATTGAAGCTTCGGCTTTCGCAACGTGTTGTTCGTGAAACCACTTCAACCACTTGAAATAATCAAGTGGATCAGCAAAAGCAGATGCGCTTAATTGTTTATGCCGTTCCATGTTGAAACCTGGTGTTTCACATGATTGCAATTTACCGCTCGGAACCGAATATTCGATGCGAGGTAATTTGCTACTTTTCTTCTTCGGTGTTATTTCCTCTGGTTTAGTTTCCTCTGGTTTAGTTTCCTCTGGTTTAGTTTCTTCATTCACAGTTTCAGTCAATTGTTCAGAATTCATAATCATTCTATCCCTTTCGCTTTTCAAAATGTGAGTTATTCGTCATCTTCGTCATCAATTTCCGCGTCGATAGGAAGATCGTTATCTTCATCATCAATCTCATCCTCATAATCATCGTCGTCATCGACGATTTCATCAACCTCATCATTTTCATATTCATCCTCATCTTCATCTTCATCAAATTTCCCAGAATCAGGAAACCAACTTGCGAATTCCTCCAAATTCACTTCGTTGCAATGTTTTCGCACTTCCTGTGCTTTTTCATCCCAATCTGTCTCTGCGCGAACAATTTTCGCCAAAAGACTATTAAATGTATCCCATTCTCTCGAAGTCAACATAGTGCAGACCCTTTCTAAAAGTTAGGAACGTGATGGAAACCGTGATGCTTTATCAAATATCTTTTCACGAACAATTGTGAAATCCGTTTCTGCGAGAATGAAATTCTTCATTTCACGCGGAATGAATTCGCCAAGATATTGTGTCCGTTCTTCCGTCTTATCATCCGAATAATCAACAGCAAACAATTCGATCTTGTCGATAATAATTGACGGTGGCGGACAATCGGGATGCGGAATATCAATATGATATTCCGCTGCGAACGTCGCATGATAGAAACCGTTGTATTTAGTAATACCGGCTCCACAATCAATGCGTTTGTCATAAATACTTACGGTCAATTGCATGAATAATACCTTAATGCGGTGAAAAGATGTGCGAAGCAAACAACCCAAACGAGCAATCCGAGGAATACAATTCCCCATAATGAAAATCGTTCCATTTCTTTTATCCTTTCCTTCAATTAGAAATAGTTACCTCAGTCTACGGCGCGCCACCGCCGTAGTGTGAGAAAACTACTCAACAACTTCTTCCATTAATGATGCAGCTAGATTAAACGCGTAATTCTGCAAATCACGCGTGAAATCGTCCGCACCAGTAAAGTAGTGCGCCAATTCTTCAAGGATAGTCGATGTGCAAGTTGCATTATCAACATTAATGCAAACTGCTTTGATCTTCTTATCGTAATACCCACGAAGCGTTTCATTGTTGTTCGTGTTTTTCACGAATGAAATTATCTTCGGACATTCCTTTCCTTCAACACGACCACGTGCGCGAAGTGCACGATAGATTTGAAATACTTTTTGTTCGGTTGCTTTCCGCAACTTCACAATAGTAACATTTTTGGTCAAATCAGAACCAACAATTGAATTGATTGTTGGCACACCGTAAGTTTGCATCTCTTGGAAAAAAGATGTTCCACCTACTGGCAATGTAATAACTGAGATATTCCGTTTCTCAGCAATTTGATTCAACCGCTTGTCAGATGAAATGAGAGTCGCACCGGCAACTTGTTGCCAAAGCTTTGCCCATCTTGGATTTCCATTTAAGGAATAATATGGGACTTGCAATTCAAATATTTTCCTCTCATCACGAATTGCCTGAAAAACCGCGATTAACGCGGAATCATCACTTGAAAGAGATGTTGCAATATGTCGCATACAAATTGCATCATCCAAGTTGCGGCATTCGTCAATCGGCAACTCTTTATCAAAGTTGTAATCGAATAGGGATTCTTCAAATCCATTCGATTTATTCGGCTGGAGTTGCCGAATAAAAACTCCTTTCCGATAAATACGCGGCGGAGATTTATCTCCTTTTGGAATGAACTTCAATTTTTCGAGCTGGCGGAAATGAAGAAATCGCGTTGCAATTGCAGAATGATATTCCCGAACGTGGTCGTTGTAAGGAATAAAAATACGCGTGTGTCCTGGAATTCCAGATGGCGACCAATCATATCCACCAATTTGGTATGGCGGATTATCAATGGCATTGGAAACATATTCTCGCAATGCCATATCAAGATTGTTCCAATCAATTGCGCCAAACTCGAAACAATAACTGAGTTTGTGCTCTTGACCCTGCCATCTGTACCAAACTTCACGATACATATGGCCATTATCAAGTTGTGCTTGACGAGAAAAGAATTCCAACTGTTCTTCACCGATGAAGATAATTGGATTGATTTCAGCGCGAAGGCATAAAAGAATTGCTTGTTTCACGCCTGAACCAAATTGGCCAATCTTATCATCGTTTCCACGTGATGTAGATAATCCCATCACGGTGAAACATTCGACTGGCGAAACTCCTTCATTCTGAATTAGAAGCCATTTGGCTCCCGGTGAAGGTTTATCTGTCGTGTACTTCATTCTTTCAATCCTCTCTCAATTAGAATACTGGGTTTTGAAATACTGCGAATTCGATTCGGTCACCGGCGGAATTTTCTCCGCCGGTGTGCGAAGCAAACTCAGCTTATTTGGCCTGAAATACACTGAAGAATGCTTTGAATTCTTCACATGATTTAAATCCCGCGTTGGGATTTTCCTCAGTTAATAAATTCAAAGTTTGCTGCCATTCCTTCGTGTCGTTTTCTTCAATCGTGCGAACAATTTGATTCGCCCATTCAATTGCGTTGAACCAATTGTGCGTCAATAAAACTTGCACGATGAAGATCCATTCCGGTGAAAGATCAGCTTGATATACGCCGCGCGTACAACTTTCAAGTAACGAGTTGGAATGCCCATATGCTGCGGCATATCCATCTTCACGGAATTCGGCAGCAATAAGAATTGCTTGCGCTAAATCGTAACTTCTCATTTGCATTTATATCCTTTCGTATTGTGTTTAGGGGATTGGTCTGCATTCTGGCGGACAGTTTGCTAGTAATTGCTCCAGCATTGGATAACTTTCTGCTGGAATATCACCATGACAACAAATCATTCCAGCAACCATCTTTTCAAATTGGCAGAATTCCATCTGCAATGAAAAGATGTTGCCCGATTGATTATCAATCAATCGAACCCACAATTTGCCAGTATCAATGTCGTCGGCAATTACGCGATTGTCCTCGCACGTTAAATCGAAATGAAACATTATGTTGTTTGATCCTTTATAAGTGGTCGGGATTGTATTTGACACGCAATTCAGCAATTTCGTACTGATCGACACTTTCCTCATTTGTGCCGTGAAAATGAGTAATAGTAACCATCGCGAGAAATTCGTCGCGTTCACACCATGTTGTATTTTCCGGTGTGTAATCAATTCGGAATGTCGCATCGTTGCGCATTAGTTGTGTTCCATGCGTCACTTTAATTGACGCAATTGCAATTCGTAAAGCTTCATCGCGATTAATGAAACTTCCGAAGTGTGCGAGTGTTCGTCCCGATTCTTCATCACGTACTCGAACCGTATAATGATTCGCTGGCGGTGAAGTTGGATGAACCGATAATACTGGCTCGCCTGATTCCATTATTTTTACTTTCTTCTTTCTCCCCATTTTCTTTTCTATCCTTTCGTGCATGATAATAGGTTGCTAATTCGATTCAGTCTCGCGCCCGTGAATGCGGGCGCGAGTGTGAAGCAAACTAGTTGCCATTCTCGATCTGCGGAATCAAATTCAGAATAGCTTGCAAGATTTCCTTAATATCTTGCAACCGTTCCGACATTTCGATCTTACCTTGCACCCGATAATAGATATCCATATCTATTGTTCCTGGGATAAGTAAGTCGGTAATATGAAGCGGAACACGCGTGATAAGACGATGTGCTCTATCGTCAGCTTGCGAACGATTTCCAGCACTCCAATTGCTGGAATAATAGATACAGTCAGTCGTGTTGGTTGTATATTGCGTTGGATTGTGTGGGTCAAAACCAACTAGATTAAGACCTACGCCACCACTTGCAGCAATACCAACAAATACTTGCGTTTCCGGGTCGCAATTAAATTGGTCGATTGAATTTTGCTTGTCAGCATCTTTCATCGTACCGTGAAACCCAACTGATTTAATTCCATGTTTCGCGAGACGTTCGCGAATCATTTCAATATTTTCTTTGAAACAAACCCAAACCAAAGCTTTCCGATTCTTATCTTGTAGGATTCCTTCCATCGCGCTACCATTCTCGGAATCTTCCGAATCTTCTAATTCAGAATCCGGCTTATCGCCAATAAGATATCGAATAAGCAATTCCAACTTCGCGCCATCGGTGAAGTAATGCGCTTCTTTATTATCAAGACGGGCATAACCGCTTGTAATTTCAGCAAGACGCAACATCATCGACAACACGTTATTAACTGTCATCGTTTCTGGTGCACCACGTGCTTTATCAGCCGCAATCTTTGCTTCGATTTCTGCACCAAGTTGCGATGCAAGTTGCACGTAAACACGTTTTTGCTCTTTCGACATTGAGGTTTCTAATGTTCCCCAAGTTTTCTTTGGCAAAAATGGTAATGCTTCCTCCTTTCCGATAATGAAAGCATATCGTGCCATTTTCTCCTTTAATAAAGGAATGTTCTGAAAACCAGTTAACTTCGCCATTCCTTCATGTGAAGCTTGATATTCACCGTAGAATGCCTTGAACGCGGAATAAGATTCAAACCCGGAATATCCATTTCCAAGGAATTCAAGCTGACAGTAGATATCGAACGGAGTATTGCGGAACGGTGTTCCAGTTGCGAGAACTACCGATGCAAAGTGCCCGTTGCGCCGTGCTTCAAGATAATACTTTGTCCGCTTTGTCGATGGATTGCTAATATTGTGTCCTTCATCTAAAAGACACAAATCAAATTCCATGCTGAGAGGAGCGGCAAGTAATTGCTTTGTTGCGACAAAGCTTTCATATCCACTAATGAGAACAATATGCTTCTCAAGATGCGCCACCGATGCAATATCGGTAAGACAATTCACCAATCGTTCCGTGTTATTTAAACCACGGAGGGTGATGATATGAATCTTGTCAGCACAATTGCTGAATTGCGCGATCTCAGTTTTCCAATTAGTTCTTATTGTCTTTGGACAAGAGATAAGAGTAAAACTGACGCGACCAGATAATTCGGCATTGTGGATAGTGTGGTCTAATTTCCGAATCATCATTAAAGTTTTGCCCGTTCCTGGTGCGCAGAAAAGAGCAAAAGCTTTAGAATGACAAGAATTAAAACTAGCACATTTCTGATATGCAGTTAATTCCTTGCCAGTACGCTCCTTCAGGATTCGGTCCTGTTCGTCAAACCATTCCGATGAAGGAACAATGCCATTTATTTTGTAATTGGCAGTTCTCTCAGCATTTTGCTCCGCCACAAATTCGCGGAGATAAATTTCTTGAAAGAATGGTTTCGCAGCATCCGAAATAACAGTTCGATTAGTCCATGCACGTTGAATAAGATGCACGGTGTAATCTGTCATTGGCACTTCGTATATTGGATGATATACGTTTGCACGATTTAATTTCGTTGCACCATGAAGGAAACGCTTTTCTACAAAGCGTTGAGCGCGAATAGAACGCGGTGAACGTGCAACTTTCATTTTGACGATAATAGGATTACCGTCGCCATCTAATTGCTCCATGTCTTGCATAACTTCGTCATATATTTCAATGACGAATTTATTAACAATCCGGCCATCGGAGCGAGTTGTTTTATGAACCGATAGGCGAAGGACAGCTTCACCTAGGTTCGTTTCTGGTTTCAAATATTCCTGTGATGCCAACGTCTCAGCGATATATTCGCTATTACGCGCATCTAAAGGAATAATTTGATCGATTGAATTTTCGGACACTCCGGTGCCCAAATCAACAGCGGTGCTCATATTGGTTTAATCCTTTCGATTTGTTGGTTCAATTAGATTGATTAGATTGATTAGATTGAGAGGCGAATTCAATTCGTTCCGGGCATTAGAATGAAGATATATCTGATGCCCGGTGCGGAGCAAACGCGCCGATTATTAACGCACGTAATTGCAATCCATTAATTCAATTGCTTTATTTGCAAATGAAGGTGAAGTGACAGGATTACAAAATTCGACCAAAGCACGGGCGTCGAATTGGGGTAGACATTCAACCGATAGATATGGCGAATTATTTGGTTCAGTTAATTCACCAGTGTCGACAATGAAAACACGCCACATTTTGTTGTGACGCATAATGTAGAAACAATCGTTTGTGGAATACCATTGCATGATTGATTTAATCCTTTGTTGCAATTAGAGTTGTAATTGCCGATTTAATTCGACCCGGATTCCAAACCGCTCGCCCGCGCGAGCCTTCCGGCGTCAAATTATACGCAACAGTCAAGGGCTGCCATTTTGACAGGCACTTTTCGTGGGAAATATGCGTGTTTTCGCCATTGGACACATGGTTTCACCATGAAACTGCCATAATGACAGACTCTAGGAGGTAAAACTGTCATTATGACAGTTGTTTATTAGGTTGTTATTAGGCTTGAATTAGGAATTAGAGTGCTAATTGAATTAATGCTGCAATTAATGCTGCAATTAGTGCTGCAATTAGTGCTGCAATTAGTGGGCGGTCATCGTCCGTGCGTGTGTTCGGAATTATTGGGGAAACCCTAATTAAAGTTGTTCAGATGGCGTAAGACTCTGTTATACAGAACTCATATAAGCCGCACCCACACCACCACCACACACACACACACACACACCCTATATATGGTATATATTGTATGTATGTATGTATGTATATAACGCGGTCTTACGGACTTGAACAACTTTAACTACCGCTTTCGCGGTAGTTCCGAATTAGGAGGGGGCTTTCATTGGGCGGTCATCGTGCGCACGCGTAATTGCAGCGTTGATTCAAATTACGGTCATCGTGCGCGGTCATCACACACATGTATTGCACGCATGGTTGTTCGCATGTATTGCACGCATGGTTGCACAATACGTTGTTACAATATGTTGAAATAACTACGTTGGAATTACGCGTAGTTTAAATAGGGGTGTTCGCGCACGATACAAATTGCCCGAATTCGGATGATATTGTTCGCGCACGAATTGAATTTGCAATTGGAAACTATGCCTGTAGAACGCATAGAATGCTCTACGTTGCGTGATCTTGTTTGAGGTATCCCAGTACAGAAAACAAAAGATCTCGCAAACGGAGCGAAATGGCCTTATTTTTGTACACTACTTTGTACACTACAAAAAATGGCCTGTGGGAGAGCTATATATAAGGAATAGAATTCGATACCGAATTGACGATACCCCTATTGACAGTTTGACCAATAGTCATCAAACTGCCGTTGTCGGTTGTTTGCTCTTTCACAATTCGGTTCGGTTTTGGCGACGGAGTGTTGACGCCTAGTCACGCGACGTTCCGCAAAGTTTCTGTCACGTGAATTCAATTCACGACGGAGCGCGGAGCGGTTGCAAACGACAATGGCCAAGCATATGCCGCATTAAGCGACGTTTCCAAACTGAGTAGCAATCACCAATCACGCGACATTCTGTCGCGTGAAATCTTTCCTCTATTCCTCAAAGGAATATCTCAAATGTCAGTTGCAACTAGTTCCGCCAGCGTTGTCGATTCCAGTTTGCCAACTTCAGCTGATATCATCGACGAACCAATTGATTCTGTCACGCAACCAGAAACGGATGCGACGGACAATGGTTCGACCGATACGGCAGAAACGCAACCAGAAACGACAGGTAAGAAACGCGGGCCAAAAGCTGGTTCCAAACGACCCGGAGCTAAGATCGAATTCGGCGTTCCTGAAGGAAAGTTTCTGTCAAAGGAAACTCCCGGATTTGAATGTCGCTTTGAGAACAAAGGCGGACATAAAAAACTCAAACCGGAAGATTTTGCTTGTCCGATGGACTGGTTTGAATGGCAATTATGGTATCACAACGAATTCGCACGGATGGCGAAATATGAGCGCGACGAATATCGCGCTCTAGGTGATACTGAGGAACAACGCGCCTTGAATGTCGATTTGAACGCCGCTTTGAACGCTGGTTTGAGCAAACTCAAATCAAATGAATCGACGGCGGTTGCGAAGCCAAAAGCAACTAATGCAATGATCGACAAAATGCGCGAAATGCAAGCTGAATTGGCCCGCGTAATTGCGGAATCAATGGCAGCCAACGCTGAAGCTGAAGCAACCGAGCAAGCTGAAGCATCCGCGCAGCAATCGGTTGTGATTGAAGTTTCCGAAACCGTTTCGGAAACCGTCGTCAATGAAACTAAATCGAATAAGCGCAAACGATAGTTTGCGGTTGTTCGTCGTCACGCTGGCGGGAGAATTCTCCCGCCAGCGTGTTTTTGTTTCTACGTTTCTAATTCAAGGAAAGATTAGATGGATGATTTGAATGATTGGCGTGACGCATGGTTTGAAGTATTCGTTGACGACGGAGATATTGACGCATGAAATATCTTACATGTCCTCGTTGCGGAAATCTTGCAAAGGAAACGCCAATAGGAAAGCGCTGTCGTGATTGTGCCGAAGCATATGATATGAACGGAAACAAGATATATGCGAAGCGCAATAGTGATGGCGATCTTTTGGCAAGCTTGTGCGAGATATGTTGTCCTACGCAACATGGAACGCGCCGATGGAAACTTGATATCGCGGAGCGGTTGCTAGTTGTTCAAAGCAACCTAGCACGCGTTTCTGGTTCATTGGTATCGGTTGCTAATCCCGATATCACAATGTCAGTCGTTATGAGATTAGAATCGCAAGCACAGCGCTGGTTGCAACGTGCTAAGCGTATTGAGGAACGCCTACAACGCAACACGCGCAATAGATTGAAACTTTATCTCAAACTCAAACGATTAGAGTTTGAGATTGCATTGTTGCAAGATCGAATGTTACGCAAGAAACATATCTCAAAGCGTGAATTGAAGCGCGTTGTGAACGCGTACATGAAACGCACATATGGAAACTTCAAGGGATGAAACTATGAGATACTTAGTTAGCTTTAGCCCCTGTCAACAAAAGATCGACGCCGAAGAATTCGCATATGAGCGCGAATTCAATCGTTATTTGCGCGAAGCAAAACGACTGATCGCAAAACATGGCGCATCGAAAATGTCGATCGCGCTACATAGCCGGATTGAACGTCTGTTGATCGCTCAAATGAGAATTGATAATTGCATAGGAGAATAGAAGCATGACAACAATCGCCGTCAGTAATTGGGAACGTGGTGATGATCTTGAAACGCGTGCAACCGCTTGTGGGTTCAAGCTTGTGCGAGACAAAGGCCACAAGCCATCCGATAAATGGCTTTACGAATTGTGGTCTGATGAAACTGACGAATTGATATTCGTCGGCAATTGTGCTTCAGTGTTCGCATACCTTGCAGGCATGAAACGCGGAGCGGAGCAAATGTTTCGCTATGTCATGCTTCAGCGCGAAAAGCGTAAAAACGAATTGCGCGAATTATTCGCGCATGAAATCAAACCAGTTTCCGCCAGCGAAATATGGTAATTGTTCAGACAGGCCGGGAGTGTTTACGCACTCCCGGCCTTTTTCTTTAAGTGCTCCCATCACTCTACTTACGGGAACCATTTTTACACCAATTTTCCACCACCGGCACAATCAATTAAAAGTTGTGTAGTGCATTACTATAAAACTACACATACATTTTGAGTTGCAGAGGGTAATGCCATGAAACTCTGCAACTATTCAAAAACCTGTTCAACTCTCGTATGAAGTGAACACTTTTGCATTTTTCACGTCGCCAGCGTTGTCCATCAGCAAAATTCTGTCGTCCTAACCCGTTACGCACATGCACTTTCCAGACATTCCGGCCCCACATACACTTCCTTTTGCACCTCTCGGCAGCGTACAATGAGCATTGGCGAACATGACATTTTTACCCCTCCGGCAGTAATTAATTCAGTAGTTCCAATTATCGTGGAAAATGCAATGACAGCAATTGAATCTAATTTCGAGCAATCTTTACAAGAGAATCTTACCCTATATCTTCATCAAGATATAGATGAGGCAAATATATTCCAAGCGAATCGAGAAATTTCAATTGCTCGGTATGCTCTTACTCAACAAGCTGAATCCTATTTCAAGGCTATTCAAATATTAAATAAGTTTCTTGAAGTTGCAAATCTGAATTCTGGAAATGCAATTGATAAAAATATTCTTACTAATGTAATGACAGCAATTGCTACTATCGAATCAAAGAGCAAGTCTCTTATTGAAACAGTTCACCAAGTAACTCGTCTTATTAAAGACGCCTCTACTATTGATATTGACAAGAGCGCCCTCAGAACAATCGTCGTTAATATCCCTGTTCTCGTCAAACAGAGCATCAGTCGAATTAGCGGTGACGACCAATTAGCTGAGTCTGTAAGTCTCAATTTGAATAATAGTATTTCGGAGTTAATGACAGCTTGCCGTCTCGACAGAGATCAACTCTTACCTTCAACTTCAACAAATATGCAAGAGAAGGGAATTAATGCAGAGCAGTTTGTTGATCTTTTCAACTCAGTTCCTTCACAACCTCGCGCCGGAGAGTTACTAATGTAAGGAGATATTTTATCGTGAGAGTGGTCTGCACAATAATTGTAGTGAGCGCGCTATTTGTTTTACCGGGAATTACACAGGAGCCAACACCAGCAAGAATACCGACGCCTGCTGATGCTACGGGTTGGGCGCTTGCGGATTTAGCTCTCATCCAAGCATCAGATCGACCATTTCAACGGTATATATGGATACCTTCATTTGGCGATAAGCGATGGATAGCTGCAATAAATTTCACAATCAATACCGCAGTATCTCATTCGTCAGTAATTCAATTAGGTGCTGAATGTGCAAACGGATGGTTATTGCGGTATGATCTTCGTCGTCTTGCACCTTCACCACAGCAATTAGCGAAGTTAATTCAGACGTGGGACTCACTTGCATTACAGGATTCTTATTTTCATATCTCATCATCTACCCTGGGGGTGAGCAAATTACCTGCTGCAATACTCGGACCACATTTGAAACAACCAGAAGCAGTAGCATTAGCTGGATTAAACCTATCATCCGGTGGCATATACAGGGGAGATTGGTTTATTGCTAAAGCTCTTTCGACATTAGAAGGTGGAGCTTATTACGAATTTTTGCAAATTCAAAGAGTTGTAGAAAAGAATAGAACACCGCAAGGAGTATTTTTAGCTAGTTTAGGTGTATTTGAAGAACAAACTAAGTTAATAAGTGGTGATGAAAGGATTGCTATTTTCCGTTCAAATGTGACTTCAAAAGCACGTCGGGCGGATATTTTGTATGGATTAGGTCGTCGAGGAGCACTTGCAACAATTACTCATGATATTTCAGATAATGATGTTCAAGTTGAAGCTCATCCACTTAGAAATCTTTTAGCCTTTCAAGATAAAGCGAGAGAAGTGATTGTGCAGAAAGCAAATGGAATGCACGTTTTTGCCCTCTTTGATAATAAAGGGAATTTTCAAGATGCAGTTCCTCCTGATATTGCTGCCGATCATTTAGTTCCTGCACCACACACTAAAAACCTACAGCCAGCAATTTCTTGTATTAGATGTCATGGTCCGTTCGATGGTTATCATCCGTTGCCAAATGACGTTCAAACTCTCCTTACTTCTAAACTTGATGTCTTTACCGATTTAGTAGATGTTAATAATTCAAGAGAAGCAATTATTGACAGACTTGCCGGACTTTATTCTGGTCAACCTGATCTTCCTGACGCGCCACTTGGTAGAGCGAGACGTGATTATAAAGCTGCTGTTTATAAAATAACGCAAGACTCATATCCTGATGAAGTATCACCTGTTGTCGCGGTAAGTAATCACATATCTGAAATCTATGCTAATTATAGATATGATGTTGTGAGTCCGCAGAAAGCAGCTTTGGAGTTAGGACTTCACTCACTTGATGAATTTGTAATTGGAGAAGGTGAAGCCGTCGATCCAGTAGTAGGAAGTTTGAAAGCAGGAATTTCAGTAAATAGAAGCGATTATGAGCATGTATATGCTGATATGGCATTGCAAGTAAGTCTCACCAGAAAAAAGCAGGAGAATTAATTGTGGATTTGCCAGAAGTAGATGGAGTTGAATTTAAGATCATCGAAGGTTATCCTGACTATATAGTTGGGAGTGATGGAACCGTTTGCAGTAAAAGAAGTAATAAAAGAGGGATCGAAAGATGGTGGACTCAAATGAGTCCAAGTCGAGATAATGCTGGATATCTAAGAGTTGGATTAAGAGTATTAAATTCTCCACGAAAGTTTTTCCTTGTCCATCGTCTTGTGGCAATGGCTTTTGTGTCAGGATTTCAACCTGAATTAACAGTTAATCACAAAGATGGAAATAAACAAAACAATTCTAAATCTAATTTAGAGTGGTGTACTTATGGAGAAAATCATAAGCACGCTTTCAAACTTGGATTAAGAAATAGTCATGGTGAAGCTAATTCCAATTGCACTGTTTCAGATGAAGAAGTGAGAGAAATTATTAAATGTGTTGAGAATGGTGAATCGCAAAGATCGGTTGCTTTGCGCTTTGATATTTCATATCAGACTGTGAATGACTATTGGTTGGGTAAGCGACGTGCGCGTAGTAACCAAAATTTAGTTGTCCTTCCTGAAAATAAGGAACTTATATGAAACTTGCAATCCTCGCATTACTTTTACTTTTGGTTTCATCTGCAACTTCAGATGCTTGTAATCGTTGTCGTCGATTTGGTAGCTCTTGCATTTATTATAGAGCACCAGTTGTTCAGTATGTACCTGCTGCGCAAATTGCACAACCGAATATTTTAGTTGTGCAAAATTCTTATCCTGCACCAATAGCTGCTCAAGGAAATACAGTCTATTCTTATCAACAAGCATCGACTCAGTATTCGGTTTCACCTGCTGAGTTATTTCGCCAAGCTGCTGATTTCAGCCGTGCCAGTATCCAGAGTTCACAACTCGCAGTAAACGGTTATAATCAATTAGCCAGCACGCAGCTTCAATTACAATCTCATTTGAACGAACCTCTTATCAGAAGCGCTGCAGCAATTCAGCTCTTAGAAGCTGCTGGATTATCCCAATCTGCTCCTGCGCAGCGATCTTCTATTTCATTACGTATTTATCAAGAGAGTAATGGAAATTGGAGAGTCGATCAACAACAGCAATCTTCTGATCCGAATTCTCCAATTCAAGCTGACGGTAAATCTCAACAATCTTCATCACCAATTCAAGCACCTTATTTCCAAAAAGGTCAACAGACACAACTTCAATCAAATAGTGTAATCTCATCACGCTGTCTGAAATGTCATAGTTCAACCCTCACTGAACCAAAAGGTGAATTAGTTCTTGATCGTGCTATTTCACCTGAAATTTTCAGAGAAGCTATTATTAGAATCAAATCAAATGATCCGAAAGTTCGTATGCCTCCCGATGGGAGTCTTACTCCTGGCGAAGCAGGAGAAGTATTAAATGAACTTCTGGAACTTTCACAACCAGTAGCCGCCCAACTTCCAGAAAATGATGTTGTTCCACCTGCACCTCAAATTAACCCCAACCAGTAATAAGGAGTTTCTCATTATGAAGAAGTTCTTCATTCTCGCTGTTACTTTGCTTGCGTCATTCGTAATTACGAATGATATTCAAGCATGGCCACGTCCACCACGTTTTGGTGGATTTTCACGTTCTGTCAATGTTCGGCGTGAAGTTGTTGTTCAACGCTCACGAAGTTTCGACGATTTCAGTTTCCGCTCACGTCCACAAATTCTTGTTATTCCGCAAAGTCATTGCTTCGGTAATAGCTTTGGTGGATTCGGTGGATTTGGTGGTGGCTTTCAACAGTCGTTCAGTAGTCAATCGTTTTCCTCGCAATCGTTCTTTGGAAACTAATTCTTTACTCGGAGGTCTGCACAAATGTTGAAGATCCCTTTATTTCTAATGTTTGTTATCTTCTTTCTTGCCGCTGCTGACGCAGCTACAAATGTTATTTGCAGGAATGGAAGGTGACAACCAGTATATTCCCAACCTACAGTTAGTAGGTCTTGTTCTGGATCATTACACAAACCTTTAACCGCCGCAGAAAAGTATGCAGCGGCTAAAGAATACCGAAAGCAAGCGTATTATGCAAAGCATCCAAATATTAAGGAGAAGTCAAAGAAATAATGTCCATTAAATTGGACTTATCAACGCGCCACTTCGCATTCCCGCAAGAATGCGAAGTGGACGTTTTCTTGTCAATTTTTGCGGAAATTAACAAGGAAACGAGGTTGATTTTATGGCTCGCTTAACGGTAGAACAGAGATTTTGGAAAAAAGTTGGACCAGTAACAAATACAGGCTGCATGGAGTGGCTTGCTTACCGTAATGATGATGGTTATGGTATATTTTCCCTTGAACGCGGATTAAATATAAAGGCACATCGTTATGCCTATTGGCTTAAACACGGTGATTTTGATGAGAATTTATTAGTTTGTCATACTTGTGATAATACACTTTGTGTAAATGTTGCGCATCTTTTCTTAGGCAGTAGAAAAGACAATACTGGTGACATGCTTAGGAAAGGACGTTCTGTGTCATCTTTGACAGTGGAACAAGTAATCGAGATTCGTCGTAGGTATTGGGAAGAAAGTGAATTACTTCGTGTACTTGCTGAGGAATTCAGTGTTGGAATAAGTGGTATCTACTCAATAGTGTGTAATCGAACTTGGAAACATTTACTTTCAAATCAAAAGTAATTGTTAGTTGATTTTGCATCACCCTTTCTTGAAAATAAGGAGAAAAGAATTGACCGAAACCCAAAAAGAAACCAAGCATGAACACGCAGCAACAAAACCAACGCAATACGATCAACCCGGCGCGAGTTCCTACGTTGGAGTTCCAACATCACAAATCACGGAAGAAAATCCTTACGGTAATTTGCCAAATGATCCGGCAGGATTCAAAAGAATAGTTACGAAAGGGCCGGACGAATTCGCAAAGGAAGATCGAGAACGGGAAGAAAAGCAAGCTGCTGAGAAGGAAAAAGAAGCAAAGAAGAAATAACGATCTTTGCACAACTCGGTAATGATAGCCAATTATATCATTACCGAGAAACAATAGGGTTCTTTGTGCAGACCCCGCCTGTCGTACTTGTACCCGCGAGGAAGCAAGTGCGGCAGGTTATTTTTCTCAAGTGTTTCTCGAAAACTTTTGAGAAAGGTAATTACAATGTTCAGTCTACTTGCCCAAGCAGCATTCGGTGGTTATTCTTTAATCCAGCTTGCGATCTTTATCATCGTAGTAGCTGGAGTTGTAGCTATCGTAGTAGTGATTTTGAAGCAACTTGGTGTAACAATTCCACCTTGGCTAATTGCAATTTTGTGGATAGTGTTAGCCGTGATCGTCGGAATTTTTGCAATTAAAGTAATTGCATCAATGCTATAGGATAAGCAGTAATGGAATTCCCAGCATTTGCATACGGTGGTGAAGTATTTCTTGGTCCTGCTACAGCAGGATCAGCAAATCAAGTATTGCGCCGTGGTGCAAATCCATCTGAAACATTATGGGGTGATGCTCCAGTAACATTGCCTGGTGGATTAGATGGTCAACTTCAATATAATGGTGGTAGTGGTCAATTTAATGGTGTAAGCGGTAGTTATGTTTATGGTGTTACAGGAAATAATGTAGGATTAGAAGGAGAACTTACCGCTAGAAATATAGTATTAAATCCACCTAATACTATTGGAATTAAGTTAAACCTCGCCGCCGGTCAAACTGCTAATGCAATTGAAGTCAATAGTAGCGGTGGAAGTGGTGGTGATCGTTTTAAGGTTGCCGCAAATGGTGATATTACTGTTACAAGTAGTAATTGGCCTACCATTACACTTTTATCTACTTCTGGTAATGGTGGCACTCTCGACCTTCGTTCTGGATCAAATTCTTGGCAAATATATAATCATTCAGGAGTATTGAAGATTAATAACGGTGGTTTAGATCATGTTCATATAGAAAGTGTTGGGGGAAATATTGGGAATGTTGCTCTTGGAAGGGATTTAGTAACTGCTATTGCTCAATTACATCAAAAGGTTCCCGCTCTCGACGTTACTGGTCATCGAATTGATTTAGCAGTTTCGCAAACTGCACCAGCGATTGAAGTGCGGAATTCTGCGAATGCTACTGTTTTTCGAGTTGCTGCAACTGGTGCTCTTTCAGTTACTGGCGGCATTGGCACTGATGGCCCTATTACTACCAGTAATACTATTACTGCCGGGAGTCATATTCAAACTGGTGCTGTATCCGCTTTTTATTGGACAGGTTTATCAATAATTAAATCACCAGCAGATGGAGTTATTCGACTAACTAATAACGCAGAAGCGGATTTCAACCGCTTGCAATTCGGTGGTACCACAAATGCTTTTCCCGCCCTCAAACGTAATCTCACCGCTTTAGAATGCAAGTTGGCAGATGATTCAGCTTTTGCACCGTTCAAATGTGGCACTTTCGATAGTCGCGCATCAGGTTATCCAAATAGTTCAATTCAATTCACAGATGGTTATGGTGGAATAACTAGCGGTCCTGTAATTCAAATAACAAGCTATGCTGGATCGCATACAGGTAAGATTTATACAAGTAATGCTGGTTATCTAACACTACAAAGTGCAAATGATTCTGGAATGATCTTTTTTGGATCAGGTGACGCTTCTATAAACATAAATGGATTTGTTTATCAAGCAGTATCTACTAATAAAGTTGGTCACCGATTAGATTTCGCAGTTGGCCAATTAGTAGATATGGCTCAATGGAATCCAGCTGCATCACTTCCCGGCGAGCGAGCGAGAATAACAAAGAATGGTGAGTTCTCGCATAAAGGTTTAACTGGTGCTAATTCTGAACAATTTGGTGAAGGTGCCGTTGCAAGAGGTCAAGACTCTCTTGCCGTTGGTAATAATGCTACTACTGGTGCTGGAAATAGTTTTAGTGTTGCGTTAGGACGAAATTCATCTGCTGTTGGTTATGGTTCTACATGCGTTGGTTATAGCGCTAATTCTGCCGGTGTGTCCGCCTATTCTGTAGCGATAGGGCATAGTGCTGGGGTTATTACGAATCAATATGCTATTGCAATAGGCACTCTTGCTGTTTGTGGGGGTATTGGAATAGGAGGTAGAGCTAATGTAACTGTTGATAGTGGTATTGGAATGGGTTATAATGTATATAATGCTTCAGCAAATCATTTTGTTGCAGGTAGTGATTCATCACCAATTAATGATATTTATTTTGGTCAAGGTATTTTGCGAGCAACTCCAACCTCTTACACAATTCATGGGACTAATTCTACAGGAGCCGCCGCAGGTGGCGACGTTCGCATTGTCGGCGGAAGTTCTGCTAGTGGTACTGCTGGGAATGTAATTCTTTGTCATGATGGTACTGCTGCGAGAGGTAATGTTCTTATTGGTACTCTTACAGGTACAGGCTCTAAACTATTTGTAGTCGGTACAAGTTCACCTTTTGAAGGTGATCGCGTTGCATCATTCTTTGATAATAATTTACAAGTTGGTGTTAATGTAACTATTGGTTGGACAGGTGGTGGCGTAAATGGTAAATATAAATCATTTGTAGTTGATTCTGCTGGTTTTGGTATTGGCAGGATGACGGATACTCTTGTATCCGCACCAACAGTAGATTTTCGTATTGATAATACCGGCAATGTTGCAATTGGGAGTTTGACTGCTTCTGCCAAGTTGCAAGTGATTCATACACTTACTCAATTACGAATTGGGTATAATGCTGCTAACTACTTTAATGTGACTGTTGACAGCGCTGGAGCTACTGCTTTTGAGACAGCATCTGGACAAAGTTTTACTTTCCAAGGTGCTAGAAGTGGTGCCACATTTCATACCTATATAAGTAATACATCCAATTCAACAGTGAATAATGGTACTGCGTTAAACATCAGTGTTGCGGATTTGAATTCAGGTGATCCGTATATTTCTTTTGGCGTTACTGGTGCTTCTGTTTGGTATATGGGCGTAGATAATAGTGATGGTGATAAATTCAAGATTGCGTATGGAAGTCAATTAGGTACTGGTGACACATTTATGATTGATGGTGCAGGTGTAGTCCAATTCGGTACATTTGCTGCTCTTGCTGGTGAAACATTGAACGGTTATATCACAATTCGAGATAAAGCAGGAACAACACGTAAACTCGCAGTAATCGCATAAAGGAAGTCTGCACATGACTGGAACCGTAAAAGCTGGTATAGATTTCAACACACCGCTCAAAAATCTTCGTGGCGAGGAATTGAAGGATATTACTGATGGAAAAGAGCAACCTATTACCTTAAAAACGGTATGTGTTGAAGCTCTTTTGACCGCTTATCCAAAAGAAGAAATAAGCGGTACTGAGAAGATGAAGCGATACCGAATTGCCAAGAAGGTTGATGATGCGAATGGTGAGGTTCTTCAACTTTCAGTTGAAGAATTGAAATCATTGAAAGAACTAGTTGGTATTCGATTTAGCCCCCTCATCGTGGGCGCTGCGTATGCTATTTTGGACCCGACTGAATTAACCGAGAAGTAATACGATGCGTACATTAGAAGCCACAGCGCCAGAAACGCTTACTTCTTTTACCGTTGAGGTAATAGCTGGTGGCGTTGTCGTTGAAACTATTGTAATGTCGCAAATTGCAGCAGAAGGACCAACTTGGCAAGGAGAAATAACTGATCCTCTCAGTACAGGTTTTTGCAAAATCAACTTCTTTTACAACGGTAGTGCAGTTGCAAATGCCAGATATCATGCCAATATTTCATCTGTTGACGGGTCGATCTCATATTGTTATGATATGGTTTACAGTGACGTGGTGGTTGATAGTTCTGGTGGCTCTGGCACCGGAGCAAGAACAGTAGTTATTACTGTGATTGATGGTGTTACACTTCTTCCAGTTGAAAATGCTAATGTTCGTTTAACTTCTGGTTTGAATACTAGAGTTCAACCAACTGATGCTGTTGGCGAAGTTACTTTTAATGTTGATGATGCAACTTGGATTGTTGCTATTACTTCTTTTGGTTATTCTTTTCCAGGTGCTTCACTTATTGTCAATGCTGACGCTGCAATTACTTATGAGCTAACTCCATTAGGTAGTACAATTCCGCCAGTTCCACCTGGTTTTTGTATTCTTCGTATTAGAGTTTGGACAGTAAGTGGAAATCCAGCAGAAGGTGTAACTGTTAAAGTACAAGTTGAAGAAGTTCCACCTGGAGTTGGTGAAATATTTGATAGATCGGTTCAAGTTAAAGAAACTGCTGCTGACGGTTATGCGAATTTTGAGGTACCCCGTGGTTCAGAAGTAAAGTATTGGGTTGGTCCAGTTGAAGAAAGTGTTGATGAAATTCCTTCGGATGAGGATATTGTTTACGTGGAAAACCAGTTGGGATTACCAACGGTTTCGGTGTAGAAATGAACGATGATACTCCAGACACAGCCAATTACAGAGGCACCGAAGTGCCATTGGGAGAAATTCAGGTATCATCCTGTTCAATCTGCACTTTGGGTTAATCGAAGTCAGCACGAAGAAGTTGTTGCTGGTCGTGGTAGCGGTAAAACAGTATTATGTCGGAGAAAGATGATTCTTGACATGGCTTTATCAAAGCCGTGGAATGATCCTTTATATTATTATGTATTACCTACTTTCCAGCAAGCAAAACGAGTTGCATGGTATCCTTTTTTGCGAGATATACCTAAGAATTGGTATAATCCCCGTACAGGAGTCAACAGAACTGACCTCTCGATTGAATTGTATAATGGATCAAAACTTTACATCATTGGAGCAGATAAACCAGCACGTCTTGAAGGAAATCAGGCCGATTGGGTTATGGTTGATGAAGGTTCTGACCAAAAACCAGGATTGGTTGAGAATACAATTTTCCCTATGCTCACAAGGAAAAACGGTAAGTTTACAAGATTGGGTATTCCGAAAAGAACAGGCATTGGGAGAGTTGAGTTTAGGGAGTATTATGAACGTGGAATGCGTGGTGAGGGAGGAGTTAAATCCTTTTTTTGGAAAACGATTGAAACGTGTACCCCAAAAGAATTAGAATTGATTGAAGCACGTCGGGCCAATATGGACCCGAAGAATTATGAAGAACAATATGAAGCGAAATGGTTGGATATTGGTGGAAGTGTTTACTATGGTTTTACCGAAGCAAACCTTTCGCACGAAGCAAAATACGATCCGAAACTTGAAATAATGGTTGGTTGTGACTTTAATGTTACTCCGATGAGTTGGACATTAGGGCACTTTACAGACGGTAAACTTTACATCTTCGATGAAATTCATTTAGAAGAAACGCATACGCAAGCGACGATGGATTATCTTCATGGTAAGTATTACACTCACATGGCCGGATGGCGTTTCTTTGGAGATGCAAGCGGACGAGCAAGAAAAACCTCAGCTACTCGATCAGATTATGCAATTATTAAAAACGATGCTAGATTCGGACAAAAGAAAGTACATTTCCCTCCACGTAATCCTCACGTGCGGGATAGAATCGCCTCAGTCAATAGAGCATTTCAAAATGCAGCCGGTGAGATTAGCTGTTACATCAATCCGAAGTGCCAAAAACTAATTCGCGATTTGAATTCGATGAGCTACATTGAAAACACGATGGAATTAGAAGATTATAGCGGAACGCAAATTGGGCATATGTCAGATGCTTTTGGATATAAGGTTCATTGGCTAATGCCAATTCGTGTTGAGTATACTTCGATTCCGGCAGTATGGAGTACGGCGAGTTAAAGCTGTAATTTTGGAAGATGCCACTTGCACTTGAGCCGGTAATCAAATTATCTGATCCAGATAATAAAAAGAGTGAGAAAACTCCTGCGCAGATTCTCGATCATATTGGTTGGGATTCTCGAATCTTTCACCATCAACATCCACTTGATTATCGTCAAATACGCTGCTATTCGAAAAACCCTACTGCGAAACTTGCAACGTGGGCAATTCTTTCGCAGATGATTCATACGCCGTGGGTGCCAAAGAATTACAGAGGTAAAGCGACAAAAGAGATGATGGACTATCTCGAACAGTCCCTCACTCCATTGCGAAATTTGTTCTTGATGCACGCAGTATTTAATACGCTTAATTATGGTTGGGGACCATTTGAAGTTGTTTGGAAACCAGAAGAAGGATATGTGTATATCCATGATTTTAAGGCACTACTCCACGATTTTACAGATATTCTTGTTTACGTTGATAGTGGTCAATTTGCTGGTTTTACTAATGAAACATTTGGATTTACGGAAGTAAACAATTCCGCGAATAAAGTTCTCGGAATGTATGCTCTTAATACGAACTTTGAATACGAAGGAACAGATTATTATGGCGAATCGGTATATGAAACCATCGCGCCCGCCATTAATGCTTGGAACAATGTGGAGAAAGCAGCTTCGCGCTATGATTCTAAAATTGCCGGAGCGACCTGGGTCATTTATTATCCTGTCGGCAAAACACCGTACAATGGAGTGCCAGAGGAAAATGATGTTATCGCTCGTAGATTGCTCACCACGCTTGAATCATCAGGATGTTTAGCAATACCTGACGAAATACAAGATTGGATGGATGATACACTTGATAGAGAAGTCAAAGGGAAATGGCGAGTAGAACTTATTACTGCAACAGGTGGTGGACAAGATATGTTCATCGACCGAGAAAAGTATCTCGACGTATTAATGATGCGAGGATTTGGATTCGCAGAACGATCTATTCTCGAAGGTAAGCACGGAACGAAAGAAGATGCACAAGAACACGGAGATATTTCTCTCGCAATTGTTGATACTAGGCATCGCTTGCTCACTACTTGCCTTAATCTACAAACTATTCCTCATGCTCTCAGTATAAACTTTGGAAAGAAAATGGCGTATGAAGCGGGTATTGAACCTGCTCCGCTAGTTGATTCACAGTTTGCTCTTATTAAAGACATCTACCGAGTTTTACTTCAGAATCCAAGAGTTGCTGAGGCTGAAGTTGAACGGATTAATATGGTAGATATGAAAGTAGAATTGGGAATACCGAATGATGGAAAGAAAACTGAATTACCTGAACCAGAGCCGACAGGTGGCGGACCTCCTTCATTAACTGCTACACCGAAAAAAGAACCTGGAAAGCCAACAGTGAAGGAGCAAAAGAATGCCTAATTACACTTCACAAGAGAAGTTAAATATTGTGTTCGGAGAAACGAATGTTATTCGTTGGGCGAATCTCTCGAACACTAATAACATCAACAACAAAGAAATCAAGGATCGAATTGACTACTTCTGTTTGATCGCAACTTCTTATGTTAACGGTAGATTCCAACTCACGCGTTACACTGATGATATTCCTTTCGTTGTTGACCATGTACCCCACATGGTTGAATTTATCACAACTTTGCTTGGTGGTGCTCTCCTATTTGACGGTAGAGTTAATCGAGTAATGTCTGAGGATAAAGAGGTTAATAAGAGTCGTCGTGAGTTCGGAAAGTTAATGCGACAGATTCTTTGCGGTCAATTGAAATTAGAAGATCCTTTATCTGGTGAACTCCTTGGAACCTCCTGCTACCTTGCACCATCTGTTGCGTTAGCCCCCAGCAGCGGTGCAGGTAGCGGGAATGGTTGTTGTGCAGGTTGTAATTGTCCTTGTTGTCGTTGGTTGAGTTGTTTTACTACCTGCCATAACTCAAGTTGCTATTGTTACTCTTGCATCAATTCACGAGTTCTCATTTACGCAAATTAGGGGATAAACCAATGCCATATACATGCAAAGCAGTTGGTGAGAAATACCATTTGACGAAACGTGGTTCCGATAAAGCATTCGGAACTCACGATTCGCAAGCTGATTGTATGAAGCAGATGCGTGCGTTGTACGCGAATGAAACAACGCGACCTCAGAACATCACTTTCGACGGTATGATTTTGCAACCGTTTAATTTTGATGAAAAGGTTGCAAATGCTGGAAATGAGATCACTCTTGTAATTAATTCACAAGGCGGTGATTTTCTTGATTCAATTACGATGCACAATAAGATTCGCAACAGCGGTAAGAAAGTCACCGCTTATATAAATCCATTTGCGATTTCTGCCGCTGCTGTTCTTGCGTTGTCCGCAGATGAGATTTATATGGTTGAGAATGGAGTAATGAAGTTTCATGCTCCAATTGCTCGACAGGATGGGTATAAAGACGCTGCTGAATATGAAAAAGTTGCAGCAGGTTTGCGTGTAGCAGAAGATATGCTTGTCAAAACAATGGCAAGCAAGATCAAGAAAACAGAAGAAGAATGTCGCGCTATTATGAACAGCGACGCTTATTATACTGCTGACCAAGCGTTAGCAGCAGGAATAATCGACGGGATTATTCCAATTTATCGTGACCCTGGTTCAATCTCAAATCTGGGTTTTCCTGCTCAGATTATGAACTTTCTTGAGGAGAAAAAAGATATGCCGCTCCAAGAACTTTGTGCAAAGTTTGGTGTTGCAGATGAAACAGCTTTGGAAACCTTGATTGCAAACTTGCAGAAGAATCAAGTCAAAGCGCCGCCGGTTGTCACACCTGCTCTTGTGAACATGGTGAAACAATCGCGCGAGAAAGATTTGGAGTATCTTGTTACTGACGGTATTTGCACGCCAGATACCGTCAATGCTTTGAAACTCGAATTCTTGAATGATGATTCGATGAAGTCGGATTGCATCAAAGATGATCCGAATTCGCAATTCAACAAGATCATCGGAGCAATCAAAAAGAATCCGAAGGTTTTGAACTTCAATCCGAAAACTGGTCGTCAAGAGCCGATTAATGATCCACCGGCTGATGATGAAGAATCGGAAGAAAATCTTGATCCGAAAAAGAATCCTCTTATTGCGAACATGATTGATCGCAAAAAGCAATGGGATGAGCAGAACAAATTAATGGGAGTTCAATAATAAGGAACTCTTTGGTTTTCCCTTTTTGACGTCTTTTCTCCGTAATCTCCGAAATTCAAAGGAAATAACTGATATGGCTACAGAACGCCTTTGCACTCCTGGCGATTTGGTTCCTTACTTGCTGAACCCGCACTTCAATACTGTTTCGGCTATTATCCGAAACCCAACTGCTGGTGTTCAGAGTTTGTATAACATTGTTGGTATGCCAGTTGTACTTGGCACCAATGGTGCTGGTTACAATCTCATGGTTGCTGGTGGTGAAGCCAACGTACTTGGTTTAATTCTTTCAGGACCGCCGGGCGGTTCTGCTGAATCTGTTGCTGCTACAACAAATTCCAAGTTTCCGTATCAAGTTCTGAAACAAGGTCCAGTTGTCGTTAATCGCGACAAGATTTCACTTGTCGATATTGCTGGTGCAGCATTGAATGTTACTTCAATTGTAACTGCATTGTTGGCACTCAACAAGGATTTCGATTTCCGTACTGAACCTGTGAAAAAGACAACGCTGTAATCATCCTCACGGGGCAATCTTCTCTCGCTACACATCTTAACCGGAGATAATTCATATGCCGATGTCAACAACGCTTGATATTTTCAACAACAACGCATTTTCTGCGTCGAGTTTGTCTGTCGCAATTCAAACCGGGCCTTATAAGCCTCGAATGATTGGTGAAATGGGTCTTTATTCTGAAGATCCAATTCGTACTACAACTGCGTGGATTGAAAAGCGACAAGGGAAATTAGCGCTAATTAAAACTAGCGCTCGTGGAACAATGGGAGATGTTCGATCCACATTGCCACGTTCCGCAGTTCCGTTTCAGATTCCTCACTATCCTTATCATCAGAACATTCTTGCTGATGATGTTCAAAATGTTCGTGCATTTGCTTCCAACGAACTTATGGAAGTTTCGGAGCATGTGAACGATCAACTTGAAGGAATGAAAGACGATCACGAAGTTACGCAAGAATTCGGTCGTGTGAAAGGAATTCAAGGTATTGTCTATGACGCAGATAATACCACTGTCATTTACAACTTCTTTACTCAGTTTGGTTTGTCCCAAACTTCGGTGAATTGGTTGACAACTGACGTTTCTTTCGTGACGACAACGAATACTGTTATTCGTACAATTTCCGATAAACTCGGAAGTCAATCGTTTAGCGGTATTGTTGCATTCTGTGGTGATAATTACTTTGATGCTGTCATTGGGCATCCAAGTGTTCGCGCGGCGTATGATCGTTGGAAGTTTGGTGAATTCTTCCGAACGAATAAACTTGGTCCGCAATTCTACAAAGCGGCAAGTTACAATGGTTTTGAATTTCAAGACATCTATTTCATCAATTACCGTGGTCAAATTGGTGACGCGAAATTCATTGCAACGAACGAAGCGTATTACGTTCCGTTCGGAATTCCCAATCTGTTCATCGAAGTATTGGCACCTGCCGATATGATTCCTTTCATTAATAAGAAGGGAAAGCGTTGGTATGCAAGTAAAGAATTCCTTCCTCATCAGACTGGAATTCAACTTTACACGCAACACAACATTCTTCCTGTTCCATCTCGACCTGATGTTGTTATTAAGAGCACTTGGGCTGCTGCTTAATTGTTTGTTTGCTTCCCTGGCGGGATGGTCGCGGGGGTGCAGGTTTCTCGCCTGTACCTGCACCCCTCTTTATTAGCGAAATTTAAGTATGGCAGGAGAAATATTTCTTCGGATTGATGTTACTGCTGATGTGTCAGAGTTTATTAATATAATGCGATTTGCAGAAAAGAATCGTCCACTTCTTTTACGTACTGCTGCTGAACGATATTTAAGATGGATGACTAAAAGATTTGTTGCTTTTTCAGCAGGTGGTGGACATTGGCCAGAATTGAAAGAGACTACAATATTACGAAAGGAAGCTAGAGCAGAAGCAATTAATCCTTATTGGATTTTACGTGAGTCTGATGATTTATTAAATAATTTATCAATTAAAGAAGATGATGACGGAATTTGGGTTGGATATCATGGCGATGAACCAGATCATTCAATAAGTTCAGAATCAATGATATGGCTAGTTGAGCATCATGCCGTAGATAATAGAGATGCAGTTGCTCCACCTGATCGAGCGACAAAAAGACAAATGACAGAAGATATTAGAAAAGAATTTAGAAAAGTAGTTAAAAGGATGAATAGAAAGGGTAAACAATGAAATTTTCAGAAGAACATCTTGATCCATTTTCAATGGTGTATGATGCTCTATGGGTAATGATTGAACGTAATCAAAAATTAAAAGAGTACATTCCTCCTGGAAATCGTATTAAATATGGAAATGAGACACTTCCAA